CAGTTCCATTTAGAACAATTAAAGCAGCAGTTCAATCATTAGGCGTAGCTGAATATACAAATACAAAAAGATATACAATATTCGTAGGTAGTGGTGAATATACCGAACAAAACCCAATAGCACTTCCACCAGGAGTTGCAATTGTTGGTGATACATTAAGAACAGTTAGATTAACCGCAGCAAATCCTACAAAAGATTATTTTCATTGTCACGATGGAAACTATTTTTATGGTTTAAGATTTTTAAATTTACGAAATCCTTCATTCTCATTTTCGTATCCATGTTCTACCGCAAATACAACAATAAGTGGTGGTAGTATAACAGCAATATCCGTAGTACATTCTATGACAGGATATACCGATGGAAACAATCAGGATTTAGGAATTATTATAGAAGGACCAGATGCTAGTGGAAGTATAGCTACCGCAACTGCAAATGTTGCAGGTGGGGTTATTACACAAATAAATGTGGTAAGTGGTGGTACAAATTATTCGGCAACGGAAAAACCACACATATCAATACCAGCACCAATAGCACAAAGACCAATAATTGGTACATCACCATATATTCAAAACTGTTCCTCAATTACAGGACCATTTACAACTGATGGTACTTTATTATCTCTTATACCAGGAAATGCAAATTATGCAGCATTACCATACAATATAAATGATGTAAGAAATCAATCAAATGCAGTAATTGGTTCAGGTGTAATTGATGAGCAAGGAGCGGGTGGTGGTATCCGAATAGATGGTAACTTAGTACATCCATCATCTCCATTAGAATCGTTTGTAGCAGATGCATTTACACAGGTAAACCAAGGTGGACCTGGTCATTTAGTAATCAACAAAGGATATGCACAATTCGTATCTTGTTTTACTACATTTTGTACCTATGGTTTCAAAGTAGTAAATGGTGGTTTTGCAAATATTTCAAATTCAGTAATTGACTTTGGTACAAAAGGTTTAGTATCTAAAACATATTTCCCTCAAACATATAATACAGGTTCTTCTTTAGAAACATTATCTTCATATGTAACATCTGCAGAAATATTGCAAGATGGTGCTGGGTATACCGGTTCAATAGCAAGTGTCACTATATCAGGTGGAGGCGGAACGGGTGCAATAGCAACTGCATCGGTAAATGTATTTGGTTCAATTGATGATATTGTTATAACAAATTCAGGAAGTGGATATACATCCGAACCTAATTTAACAATAGCAACACCTACGGGAGCAAGCCCAATACAGGCAACAGTTGTGGGTGGTAAAGCAAATATTAGTGGAATTCCATCTATAAAATTTCAATTACAAAGTGGAAGTAGAGGTGTAGATGTTTCTTCAAATATGATTTTTAACGGAATCGATTATTTAGTTACAAGTGTAGCAACTGGAAGTAACGGAAATGAAAGATATGTATCAACATACCCATCTCCACCATCGGTAACAACCGGTGATAAAGTATATTTTCACCAATTATCAAACATCTCAACAGGTGGATTGGTAATGGAGTATGTTGGTAGTGGTGTAACTTATAACGCACTTCCAAAATTTGGTGGTGTTCCAAATAGAAATAGAGAAATTACGGAATACGCACCAGGTAGAGTATTCTATTCAACCGTTGATAATATTGGTAATATAAAAATTGGTGATTTCTTTGCAGTAAATCAATTAACAGGAGAAGTCACAATTGATGCAAGGTCGTTCAATCTATCAGGTATTAATAACATCGGACCATTCAAAAGAAATGGTGTAGCAGTTGGTGTTGTTTTACAAGAAGTTAGTAATAATACAACATTATTAGATTCTCAATTTCAATATGGTGAAACTGTTGTTCCAACACAATATGCAGTTAAAGGATATATTGATGTTAGAGATAATAGATTAAATAATTTAGAAAGCACATCAGCAAGTGTAAACGGACACATATCCGACATAAACACATATACTGCTTCATTAAAAACGGCAATCGATGTAACAGGTGGTAACACTAGAATTTTAGGAAATTTAATTGTAGATGGTACACAAACATCTTTAAATACAACTGAAACTTTTATTGAAGATAAGAGTATAACATTAGCTAGTGGTTCAACTACGTCTGTAAGCGCTGATGGGGCTGGATTAAATATAGCAGGTGCTAATGTTTCAATGAGTTGGGATAATACAAATACAAGATTATATTTTAATACAAATATTGCGGCATTAGGTTCAATTAGTTCATCAACTATTGTTGGATTAAATGGTGATAGTGTAACTACATATTCAACATCAGTAGATAGCAGACTTGTAAGTTTATCAAACACATCAACTACATCTACAACAAGATTAAGTAGAATTGAAGAAAGTACCGCATCATTGAATACTTTTAGTGCAAGTACAAATGCACATATTGTAGATATTAATACCAAAACAGGTTCATTTGAAAGTAAATTTGTTACATTAGGTTTATATACCGGCTCAATTGATACGAAATGGGAAACCTTATTAAATGTAACGGCATCGGTTTTATCAGCAACAGCTTCATTAAATACATTCTCCGCAAGTGCTTTAACTAGATTAAATAGAATTGAAGAAAGTACATCATCATTAAACACATTTAGTGCAAGTGTAAACGGACACATAACAGATATTAATACTAAAACAGGTTCATTTGAAAGTAAATTTAATGCAATCGGATATGCAACATCATCATTAAACACATTTAGTGCATCAATGGATGCATTTTATAATAACTTTACTGCTTCTTTAGCAAATGGTGGATTTAGTGCATCGGTTGATAAAAGATTAGATGATGTAGAATATTTGACAAGTTTAGCATTTGGTGGATTAGATGTATCTTTGACGGCAATAAATGTAGCAACTGCATCTTTACAATCATTTACATCATCTGCAAATAGTAGATTAACAAATTTAGAAAGTACAACCGCAAGTTTAAATTCATCCGTATCTCAAATAAATTCGTTTACTTCATCTAACAATATAGCAGAATTAAACTTATATACATCTTCATTAAAGGGAGCAATTACTATAAATGGTACTGATGTATCAATTGCAGGTGGATTGACTGTATTAGGTACTACAACGATTATAGATAGTACGGTTGTTAATATTAAAGATAACATTATCCAATTAAATGGAGCAGGTTCGGCAAATGCAGGTTTAGTAGTAAGAGATGCTAGTGGAACAACCAATTCTGGCTCATTACTATGGGATACAACGAATGATTATTGGAAAGCAGGACCATTGGATGCTGAATCTAAATTACTAAGAGCAGATGGGGATAATGTAATTTCATCATCAACACAAATTCCATCATTATTGCCAGCGGGAATAGTTAGTGGTGCGGCACAAATCCCACCATTATTACCATCCGGTGTAGTTAGTGGTTCATCACAAATTAGTGGTATTACAAATGCACAATTAGTAAATACATCTATATCAATTGCAGGAGTAGCTACGGCATTAGGTAGTGCGATAAGTGCTAACACTATTAGTAATGCAATAGGTACTGTTGTAACGGGTTCATCTCAAATAACATTATCATCTACAACTGGTGGTGAAACTTCTGCAAATGTTCAATTTGGTTCATTGGGAATTGGAACTACTGCAAGTGGAGCAAGTGGTGAAATTAGAGCAACTGGTGATATTACTGCATTTTACTCATCTGATATTCGTTTAAAAGAAAACATTCAACCAATCCAAAACGCATTGGAAAAAGTTGAATTAATTAGTGGTAATACATATGATTGGAAAGAAGGATATGATGAAATACATTCTCACAAAGGAAATGATGTTGGGGTAATTGCACAAGAAATTGAATCAATATTACCACAAATTGTAACAAATAGAGATAACGGATACAAAGCAGTTCAATATGAAAAAATAGTTCCATTATTAATTGAAGCAATTAAAGAATTATCAGAAAAAATTAAACGATTAGAAAATAAATAGATATTTATAAGGGTATAAGAAATTTCTTATATTTTAAACTAAAAAAAAGAGTAAACTAAAATGGGACTTAAATTTAGACGCGGTACGACCGCACAAAAATCCGGTTCGTTAGCATTCGGAGAGCCGTATGTAAACACAGACTTGGGAACATTACAAATTGGTGGAGCTGCCGGTGATATTACACTAGGAGCATCAGGAACAGGAAGTGCAGCTACATTCGCTGGTATTTCGGGTTCATCATTAGACATCACAGGAAACGCAAAAATTGATGGTAATTTAAGATTGGGTGGTAACATTACAATTGGTGATGCAACTGCTGATACTGTAAATGTTGTAGCATCTTTAAGTTCTTCACTTATTCCATCAACAACTGATATATTTGATTTAGGTTCTCCTACTAAACAATGGAGAGACTTATATCTATCATCTGCATCATTATACATCGATGGAACTCAAGTACTTTCATCAAACGCAACAGAATTAATATTTACAACCGATACCGGTCAATCAATTAAATTTAATGAATTAGGTAGTGATAATATTGTACTTCAAACTGTGGACGGAGATATTGAATTAAAATCTTCAGGTGGTGGTGATGTATTATTAGACCCAACTGCTGGTTTAATTTCGGTTAAAGGAAACGTTAGCATGCAAGATGGTACGGCTAAATTTTTAAGTTCAGGTGGAACTAATATAGTATTTGGAAATAATTTAGAAGTTACAGGTTCAATTATTACTACTGGAACTATAAACGGAGTAACTTTATCAGCGGGAATAGTTTCAAGTTCAGCACAAACAATCGCAAACTTACCAACGGGTGTAGTTTCGGGTTCAGCACAAACAATCGCAAACTTACCAACGGGTGTAGTTTCGGGTTCATCTCAATTAGAAAATGCAAATATAACTAATTTAACAATTACAAATTTAACAACTGTTAATCAAACGGCAAGTGTTGTATTTAGTAGTGGTTCTAACCGATTTGGTGATGCAGGAAATGATACACATTCATTTACGGGTTCAGTACAAGTTAGTGGTTCACTTACAACAATAGGAACATCAACTGCAACATCATTCAATGGTACAATAAATTCAACTAATGGTGTAGTTTCGGGTTCATCTCAAATTACATACGCGAGTATTAGTTCTATACCAGCGGGAATAGTAAGTGGTTCATCACAAGTAACAGGAATTGGAAACGCACAATTAACAAATAGTTCAATAACAATAGCAGGACAATCAACTGCATTGGGTAGTTCAGTAAGTGCAGAAACTATTAGAACTGCGATTGGAACTGTTGTAAGTGGTTCTTCTCAAATCACTGGTCTTTCAAATGCACAATTAACTAATTCTACAATTAGTGGTATTTCATTAGGTTCTAACTTAGCAACTTTAACAATTGGGACGGGATTAAGTGGTACATCATATAATGGTAGTGGAGCAGTAACAATTGCAAATACCGGCGTAACTTCAAACGTAGCTGGAACAGGTGTAACTGTAAGTGGAGGAACGGGAGCAGTAACAATTTCAATCGGACAGGCAGTAGCAACTTCATCAAATGTTCAATTTAACTCGTTAGGAGTTGGAATGGCAGCATCCGCTACCGCTGGTAGAATTGATGCAGCAAATGATGTTGTAGCATTCTCATCTTCAGATATTCGTTTCAAAGAAAACATTACTCCAATTGAAAACGCATTGGATAAGATTTCTAAGATTAGTGGTAACACATATGATTGGAAAGCTGAAAACAAAGCTGAGCACGGATATGAAGGAAATGATGTTGGGGTAATTGCACAAGAAATTGAAGCAGTATTACCTCAATTAGTTCAAACAAGAGAAAATGGTTTCAAAGCCGTTAAATATGATAAATTGGTAGCATTATTAATTGAAGGTATCAAAGAACAACAAACACAAATTCATTCTTTAACAATCGAAATCGAAAAGTTAAAAGAAGCAAAAGGTTTATAATTAATGTACGATGTTTACTACACCACCGCTGGTGGGCCTTGGTTTAACAGCGGCGCAGATATATGGGTAACAAATTGGATAAAAGAAGTGGCTCCTGACTTAGAAGTCAAGCCACTTCTTCTATTCCATAGGCATAAACCCTCTAATTACGAAGAATTTCCAATTGATATTGACCATATTTGGGAAACTAATGAGTTAAAAATTGATGAAATTTTTAAAGGTGCAAGAAGAATACATATATTACATGGTCATTACACACCAACTACTGCGGTTCACAACAATTTAGAAAGGATTGATTCCATTGTATTTCATAATCTTACAAAAGTGTCTTTAATGGCACAAATGGAAAAAGATGAATATTTACATTGGTATGGTAATTGGGAATATGAATCGGAATTAATAAACAAAATTAAAAATAAAATTTGGGTAGGATTATATCATTTTCCATATCAAACGGAAAATTTATATCACATACCAAACAATTATACATTTACACAAAACAAAGAACTTTCAAACTCAATTGAATTAGGATACGCAGCAAGAGTTGAAGGCAGAAAAAATGTTGAATATATGGATGGGTTAGGTGGGTACATCTCTACTAATTCAGAAACATTTAACAAATATTATAAAAAGAAGTATGGTTTTAAATTTGAAAAATCAAAAATTTATAAGTTTGATTACACATTTAAAGAAAGGTTCTATGGACTTGATTGGGGAATCTCTCATTCTTGCTTTCAGCACGAACCCTTCGGATACGGAATATTTGAGGCAGTTGATTACGGAAAACTTCCCATATTACATGAGAATTGGCATGTTCCACTTGACTATAAGTACAAAGCTAGTGATTCGGAAACATTTAAGAAAACCTACGAAACAATTTGTCAGGATGATTACGAAACCCGTAAAACAGAACATCAAAAACTAAAAGATTGGATGATTAAAAACTTTTCCAATAAAGATGAGTGGAAAGAAAAACTTTTAGATATTTATAACGGAGAATAACACATAATAATATGCCAAAAACTAATCTATCATTAGGAAATTTATACAGAGCAACTGTAGGTTCGGCAAGAACTACACAAGCTTCGTCTTTAAATGCAAGAAACGCATCAGCAGGAACTTCAATTTCAATTGCAGCATTTGCAATTGATTCGGTAAATGTAACTCCACCAACTTTTACATATATTGTAGAATCCACATCTGAAAATGCAACATTTACATTTGGGAGTGCAGGTACTGCTCATGGTACAAGAGTTGGTAGTGTAGCTGCAAACTATACAGTATCATTTAATAATGCAAACTTTACGGTTGGTAGTGCAACATTAGGAGCAACTTCAACGTTTCCAGTAACACCTGCATCTATTGCAGTATCAACTTATTCGGAAGCACAATCAACGTTATCAATGACTTATAACGATGGATTTAATACGGCAGCAACTAACTATAACTCTACTACTACAAAAATTTTATACGCAGTTGATGTTTATAATACAATTAACCAACCTGATTTTTGTTTATTATTTGATACTCCGGTAACAAAAGCAGATAATAGTGTTGTAAATGTAGAAGATTTAGTAGTTGGTGATGTTATTAAAGCATGGGTGCCAGCAGGACTACCCGATGAATCATTGGATGGCACTGATACAGAAGCAACTGAATGGAGAATGTTTAATTCAGAGATAGCATCAGGTGAATACCAAGATGTAACTGTATCTGATATTACATTTAACTTTGCAAGTGGATATTATAATATTAATAATGGTTTAATAAAGGCAACCGGAACTCATCCATTATATGTGTTTGATTCCGAAACACAAAAATATCACTTTAAAATAGTAGAAAATATATTACCAGGAGATTCAATACTAACATATGATGAAACTAATGATTTAGCTGAAGTTTTGGTTTATGATGTAGCCAGAGTAACCGCAGATGTTGAAATTGTAACACTTAATGTGGAAAATGCTGACGTTTATTTGGCAAATGGTACAATATCACATAACAAAGGAACAACTACACAACCATCTATTCCTGCATCTGGATTAAGAATGTATTTAGAACCTGCTAAAACTGCATCATTTGCAGCTGGTTCTCTACCTGCAACCGGTACACCAACGGTGGATTTATTGGATATGAGTGGGTATGGTACGGGTGTTAGACCTGGAGCACAGGGCCCTTTATCAAGAGCAAGTTCAAACCCAGCATACAATAGTGGTGCAAGTAGAAAAGAAAGATATTATTCTTTCGATGGTGGTGATTTATTTTATAAAGATACTGCATCAAATATTAATGGAGGTATAACTCAATTTAACACTAATACAGGTACTATTCACGTTTGGGTAAGACCTACAACAACATTGGGTACGGGTACAAGACACATTTTTGACTATGGTGGGCATTATGGTTTAGCAATTGAATCAACTGATAGTTCTACTTTAAATAGAGTTAAATTCTATGGTAGTACATTAGGAAATAGTGCACAATTAACGACTTCATTATCATCAAATGTTTGGTATATGATTTCAGCAGCATTTCAACCATCTGGAACTGTAACGGTTTATGTAGATGGTGTATCGGTAGGAACATTTACCGCAGCAGCATTTACGGCACCATCATCAACAAACTATGTAACAATAGGTTCAAATAGTGCAAGAACATCATTTTGGAATGGACAAATAGGACCAGTATTGTTTTATAACACATTACAAACTTTGGCTTTAGTAGACCAAGTATATGATTATTTCTCTCCTAACTACAAATAATAATTTGTTGTTTTGAAATAAAAAATTATATTTATAATAAGAAAATTAAAATTATTAAAATAAATAATTACAATGGCAGACAAAATAGTATCACCAGGCGTATTTACAAAAGAAAACGACCTATCATTCTTACAACAAGGTGTAGCTGATATTGGTGCAGCATTTATAGGCCCTTTCAAAGAAGGACCATTAGTACCAACAATCGTAAATTCACAAGCTGATTTCGTACAATTATTCGGGTCAGTTGATGACACGTATTATACTCCGTTAGCAGTACAAAATTATTTAAGAGAAGCAGGAACTGCAACTATTTGTAGAGTAGCTGGAAAAACGGGTTATACCGAAACCGCTCCTTTATTATTAATAGCAGCAACCGGTTCTTATACTGGAGCATTGGGAATACTTTTCAATACATCAGCAAGTGCAAATGCAGGATTTACCGCAACAACACTTTCTGATAAAGATGGTAGTGGTGATTTTTCAATTGTATTAAGTGGTGTAAATGGATATAGTGCATCTTTAGAATTAGTAGATGATAACGATATTGAATCAGTATTTGGTTCATCTCCATATGGTACTAAAAACGCTTATTCATACGCATTTTTTAAAGAAAATGGATTTATAGCTAATACAGGTTCATTTACATTATCAACTTCAGACGGAATTGGAACAGGTTCATTTACAGGTTCTTTTGCAGCAACAACCGCTAGTGTAGTTGTATTAGGTAATCAGAAATTTAGTGGTTCTTATGGAACTGGTGAAGCTTGTGAGGCATTGACTCCAATGATTCAATCTCAATTAATTTCAGGTGATAGATATTCTTTATTCCAATTTGAAACAATCACAGCTGGAAACGCAGCAAATACTAAAGTAAAAGTTGGTATTTCAAATGTAAAAGCAGCTGGTACAACAAACGGAACTGATTATGGTACGTTTACTGTTGTAGTTAGAGATTTTAATGATACCGATAAAAGAAAAATAGTATTAGAAACTTATTCTAATGTAAACTTAGACCCTAATTCTCCTAACTACATCTCAAGAGTAATTGGAGATAGAAAATTATCAATTGATTCAACTGGTAAAATTTCTGAAGCAGGTGATTGGGTAAATAATTCAAAATATATTAGAGTTTCATACTTAAACGAACAAGCTCCAGTTCAAGCAGTACCTTTCGGACACGCTGCATATCAATTACCTGTAAACGCAGGAGTATCAGCAAACCTTATCCCAAGAGTAACATTTTCAACGGGTTCAGTAGTAGACTCTGCAAAGTATAGTGGTATTGATTTAGATAATAATGCAGATAACAAAATTTATATGAAACCAATTCCTGTAA